TAATGATCCTGTGTCTGTCCAAAATGAACTAGTTAATTGAGTTAAACAATCTGTGTGTGATCCACTCCAAACTAGAGTTACACTTCCATCTGTAATGAATGTTGGTTTATTTACTGTGTACCATTTTAGTAGAAATTGGGATTCATCGAGTGATTTTCTAACTGTTGTGATAGATGTTTCCATTACTTGAGAAAAATCTACACTACCTAAAGTTGAGAAATTTGCAAAAGCATATGTTCTATTTGAATAGTTCATTTTTATTATAAATATGTTATCCTAAATCACCAATTAAATCCCATTCATTGGTTCCAATTTTTTTAAGTGTGGCTGCTGAAAACTGGCCTGCTAATTTTGTGTTACCTGATTTAGAATTTAATGTTACTCCACTAGCAGTTGTAAAACATAAATATCCCTCTGAAGAGGTTTGAAAAAATTCAAATTCTACTCCTGTTGTGCAATTTACAGAAGCAGCAGTAAATATAGAACATGTTATATTTCCTCCTGTTCTATAATATGCACCTGCTGTTGCATCACTTGCTGTAAAAGGATTAGTTGAAAGTGTTGTAATAGGACGATAAACATTTGTTACTTCTCCTATAAAACCACCACTTGAGCTTATATGTCCTGAGGCTGTTATTGCACCAGCTGTTGTTATGTGCACAGTAGCTACATTAGATGTATCCCTAAACTCATATCCACCACTATCTGCTTTAAATACAATAAGATCATCTCCATCAATAACTATTTGATTATCAACTCCTGTGATTTTTTGATCAGATCCATCTAATGAATTATCAAAAGATATTACACCATTACCTGGTAGGAATATATTGCCCGCTGTTATATCACCACTTGCACTTATATTGGCTGATGATGTTATGTTTGTAGAAGTAAATATATTTGTACCAGCAAAATGTAGTTGGTTTGGGGTAGTAGAATCTCCTACAGAAATAGTATTGGCAACACCATTTATAGTTGCAATTGTTGCAAAATCATTACCTTGTAAAAGATACTTATTTGCAAATATATCATTACTTGCACTTATATTAGCTGATGATGTTATATGGCTTGTAACAATCATACCACCTTCAACTCTAACACTATCATGTCTTCCTGAGTCTTTTATTTTTATTGTATCTGAATCTGAATGCCCTAGAGCTAAATATCCTACCCCTTGTGCACCTGCATTACCTCTTATACTTGGAATTTCATCACCTGGGACTAGTGTTCTATTAGTAAAATATATTCCTCCTTCGTCTATTTGATTGCTAAATGGTAGTTCTAAAAATTTTGATGCTATTATATTACTTGCACTTATGTTACCTGATGATGTTATATGACCTGCGGGGCCATCTAAACTTAATGTTCCTGAAATAGCTGCAGAGCCTGTAAATGGAAAAGTAGACCCACCACCTCCACCACCTGAACTTCCATAGCTTCCTGTTCTAAATATTTGACCTGTAGTAGGGTTTATAGTTAATACAGAAGTTCCTGTTAAAGCATTAGATGGGTTAAAGAAAATATCTCCACTTGAGCTTATATTACCTGAGGCTGTTATATGAGAGGTTGTAGCACTTAAATGTAGACTATCTCCTATTGTTATAACATTGCCACTTTGATTTTCTAAGGTTGTAGTAGAAACATTAGTACCTATAAAAGAAGATGCATATATTCTACTACTTGCACTTATAGTTGTAGGTATTGCACCACTATCAACAAAAACAGATCCTGTAATATGTAAAGATCCAGATAATGAAATATCATATGCATCAGTACCTGTAAAAGCGTCTACTGATTGGGTAACATGAAAAGCTTTAACAGTATTTCCTGTAGTTATTCCGGTTTTTGTAAGCTTTTTTGCCATTTATGTTATTTTATTATAAATATATTATAGTTAATTAAATGTTTCCTGTAGTTTCTAATCCTATAACTATTTGGGATTTATTATTGTATTTTTTAATAGATGAGATTTGTTTTTGAACATTTTCAGGAATAATATAACCATACATGTTTATTGAAAATGTTGATTTTACTATTCTATCTTGTCCATCATCTAATTCAACAGTAGTTGCATAACTATCTATAGAAGCTTTAAATTTAAATCTTTCAGGATCACCCCAATATGAGTCAGAAGCATAATTAACTGCTTCAACAATTTTATTTAATTGGTCTATATAATATGTTTGAATAGTACAATTATAAACTAATTTTACATAATCTGGGATTACATTAACTGTGAATTGTTGAGTTGGTTTTCTATTATTTAATACACTAAAATTAGAGTAAGAGTCTTTTGGATTATATGTTCTTTTCCAATATGAATACAAATTAGGTGTATTACCATCTAATTTATTTCCTATATTACGTAATTTGTCCATAGAATCACGTTTAAACATTATAATAGGAGCCATTATTTTACCCCTTTTATCTTTATAGTACCCATCTCTTTGGGCAGACTTCCATCTTTCAGGAGAACCATAAATTATAGGAACAGGTATTCTTTTACTATTTTGTACAACAAAAGGACGTATTACTTCATTAAAATAATACATTATAGATTCATCTATGTCTTGTAAACCTAAAGTAAAAGGTTTAATAGGGTCGTTTTTTAATGAAAGTTTTTCTGATCTATTAAAACCAACTCCATGTTGTTGATCCTGGGTAAATTGTTCAAAAGTATTTGGTTCATTGGGGTTACCTAAAGTATTCCCTGTTTCAGGAAAAACATAAGGTTTAATTTGATTATTTGAAATTTCACGTTGAGAAGGGGGTTGGGGTTTTCTAGTCTGTGGCATATCTTATAATCTTTCTCTTGTTATTTGTACTTTATCTGCAGGAGTATAATGTGTTTTGCATATTATAGATAAATTAGACCCAAATTCTTCTAATCCTGGATTTAAAGGATTTTGGTTATAAGGATATCTTGGGTCTTTACCTACAAATAGTTGGTTATCTTTTATACTATCAACTTCAAAATAGCTTTCATAATATAATAATATATCTCCAGGTTCTACTACTAAACTAGCATCTACTAAATCATCTCTAAAGAATCTAAATTCAACTTCTCTTGAATAATCTACACCCATATCACTTGAATTGTAAGTTTGGTCACCTCTTTCAAGTAAAACATTTAACAATATTGGGTCTTGATAATATTTTGCACCAGAAGATTCACCATAAATATTTATTCTAGTTTCTTCTAAATTTAATTTATATACAGCACACTGTTGAGTAATTATATCACCCATTAACTCTCGGTTAATACTTCTTATTAAAGAAACGTCACGTTGTGTACCAAATAATGCCATACTATCCTATAAAAATTGTCATGGGAGCTTGCCCTAAAGTTTTATTTTGTGCTTCACCTTCTTCTGCTTTCTTTTGAAGTAAAGTTTTACGAGATGTAGAATCAAAATATGTTCTTAATCTTTCTATTAATGCTGTTTTTTCTGATGTTGCTGCTGAAATTAAATCAGATTGGTTTAAAGTTACTTCAGACCCAGGAATAGGTATTTGAGAATATTTTCCTCTAACGTATCCTAACATTTCCTTTACTATCGCTAAACCATATTCAAATATCCACTGCCTACCAATTGAGTTAATGCGTGTATAATTAGGGTTTTCATATGGGACATTAGAGGCGTTAGTTATAATTTCTCTCCCGTTTCTATCGTAATAAGGTTGATTAACTTCATCTGATTTTACATATTCAAAGCATAAACTTCTTATATTTCTATCTAATGGGATTGGGAAAATTTTTAATTGATTATTAACTAATTCAAAAGTATACTGTGATCTTCTAATTGTATCATTAAGTTCAATAGCCTGTATTTTTTGGAGGTCAAAATTCATAGGCATTAACATAAAGTTTATAGCAGGTGATGAATTACCAAATCCAAAACTGTCCATCATTCCTTGCATTCCTACACCTGTACCTGCATATGGGTCAAAAAATCTTGTTATTGCAGGTGAGCCTTCATAATATATTCTTTTAATTTCAATTCTACCCTCAATTGATTCACTTATAGCCCATTCATTTAAATCGTATTTTTGTTGACCACCAACTAAAGGTAAGATTCCTTTATAGTATGTTACCGTTCCTCCTACTCCTGCAGCAGTTCCATATTGATTTGATAATCTTACTATTTCTGCAAAGTTTTCTTGTGGTAATTCTTCATTTGCAGGACCAATAGATGAAGAAGCACCTTGAAAAGTTAATAAATTATCAGCTACTTGATAGGCATATAATTCATTTCCATATGTAGTTATAGCTTCTTCAAATGCAGTATAAAAATTTAAATCTTGTAATTCAATTTCTACAAGAGGATAACCTAAACGTTGAGCTGAAAATTTTGCAAATTTATCACTATCAGTTTGAAATTGAAAATCATTATCATAAAATCCGAAAGGTGTGTCCCCTGGAAAGAAACTACTTGAGCCCGGCCATATAGGAATATTTGCCATATTAGTATTTTATTATAAATATTAAAAAAAGAATAAATATTTTATTATCCCGCTGAAATAAATAATTGGTTGGAACCATTTCGATAAACTTGGCCTTTTGTTGAAGGATCAGATGTAGGTAAACTATCATAATCTAAAATAAGATCATTAGCAAATATAGTTCCACTTGCACTTATATTACTTGATGCAGTTATATTACTTTGAATAAGTAAATTACCATCTAATGGTGTTATTACAATTCCACCTGCTGCAGATCTAATGGCAGGAGTTGTAACTCGTTGTGAGGCTTGAAGAATACTTCCATCTATATTACCACTTGCACTTATATTAGATGATGCAGTTACAGGTTGATTTATTACTACTCCATTTAAATCAAACTCAACTAAATTTCTTTTATTATTAGATGATGTACCATTTCCTATAATAACTAATGAATGAGTATTGGAGACATTATAACGACCCATAGTGTGTTGGTAATCACCTTCTGCAATAGTAACTAAACCTTCAGCATGAGAATAATCACCTCTTGCTCTTGAACCAAGACCTTCAGCATGTGAAGCTATACCATTCGCTTGAGTTTGGTAACCCTCAGCATGTGCATAAGAACCACTTCCACCTTCTAAAACAGCTCCATATTCTTCTTGTATTCCAGTTCTTGTAAAATATCCTTCTGTGTGAGAAGCAAACCCACCTGCAGTAGTGCTTTTTCCTTCAGCGTGAGAATTTCTACCATAAGTTTGAGTTAAAACACCTTCAGCATGGGAATGTTTTGCAGTCCCATAATTAAATCTTGCAGCTACTGTTGCTGAAGCAGAAGTAGGAGGAAAAGTATCTCCACTTCCAAAACTAGCAGAAGAATATAATCCTGAAGAAGTACTAAAAAATGTTAGTGGTATAGGAGAAAGTAAAAGAGCTGAATTTTGAGGAATAAAAGCTGAACTAGTAGGGGATGAACCTGTAGGAAAGCCAGATCCTGTAAATGAATATAATAGAGCATTAGAAGTATTATACCATACATCTCCATCATTAATAGCTGCACCTGGGTCATCATCTCCCCAATTAGAAGTAGGTTCTGTTGCAGAAGATGTAAAACCTTGAACAAAACGACCACCTGCTGTAGTACTTACTCCTTCAGCATGGGTATATCTAGAATTTGCTATTGTATATCTACCTTCAGCATGTGCAGCAAATAAGGCAAGTGTTTCATCTCCAGAAGCAAAACCATAAAAACTTGCTGATGTTTTTCTTCCCATAGCAACTGCAGCCCAACCAAGTACATGACTTTGATATCCTAAAACTGTAGAGTATTTAGCATCTTCTGTTGATGTATTAGCATAACCTGCAGCAAAACTCCATTGTCCATCAGTATTTATATTTTTATTTCCTATTACAAATGAATAAGCAGCACTTGATG